AGGATTGGCTCAGAAGACTTTGACTGGAGAAGATAAAGAAGAATTTGAAAAGGTCTTATATACTATGGATTTTGCAGAAATGGATAAATTAACTAAAGTCGAGAAAACTGAACCGCAAAAACAGGCTGAATTAGATATTAAAAAGTTTGTAGACCATTCATGGATGCCCGGATATTTCAATGATCTTAAAAAAGTTCTAAAATAATATGCCATATAATAAATTACCTGAAGATGAAGTAAAAGAAGAAGATGCAGTAGTAGAAGTTCCTAAAGAAGAAGTCAAACAGGAACCGCCTAAAGAAGAAGAAAAGCCTGTCGTGGGAATTATCTCTGGTGTCGGCTATCCATTAAAGTAATAAGTATAATAATAATATATCTTGACAAAAAAACAGTACCTCCCATAATAGTCCTATAAGGTGTAAATTTTCCAATGACCGTTAAGATTGGAAAAATCTGGCACAGTTTTATCTGTGCCTTTTTTATTGAAAGAAAATAAAATGCCGTATCCTGGCGTACCATCATCAAAAACTAAAGAAATGGAATCTTGTGTTTCCAGTCTTATGTCTGATTCTAAAATGGAATCGAAATACCCAGATGTTAAAGAAAGGAAATCACATTGTATTGCAATATGTCATAGTTCGATTGTAGGGAAAGACAGTTCTATATTAGATTCTGAAAATATGAAGGGAGGTGAAATAGAAATGACTGACAAAGCAAAAGACTTAGAAAAGGTTGTAGAACCTAAAGAAGAGGTTGTTGTTGAAAAGGCTGATGCTGTGGTTAAAGATCCCGAAGTTGTCGTAGAAGACAAACCAGTGTCTCCTGTTAAAGAGGAACCAGTTGAGGAAGTAAAACCAGAGGAAAAGTCGGAGGTAAAACCAGAAGTGGTAGAGCCAGAAGTTGTTGTTCCAGTTGCTAAATCTGAAGATGCAGAAAAAGTTTCTGACAAATCAGGTGAAGCGGCAAAACCGAAAGATGGATCTCTTTCAGAAGTTCTTGCAGAAGCCTTGAAAAGTGATGACGTTAAACAGCTAAAAGCAGCTCTTCAAAAAGCAATTGCTCATGTGAAGGGTTGTGCAAAACCAGCTTCTAAAGTAGAAGTGGCTGTCGAACCAGTCGTGGAAAAGCTGGAAGTTACTAAAGAAGAACCCAAAAAAGCTGATGAATCGTTGGTTAAAATAAACGACTCTCTGCAAAAAATGGTTGATCAGGTAAATGAATTGGGTAAAAAGCTCGAAACATTCGACTCCCGTCTGAATAAGATTGAGGAACAGCCTGTGCCTTCTAAGGTAGTATCTCCAGTGGTAGTGGCCAAGGTAGATAATGTAGTCCCTAAAAATGAAGAGCTTGAAAAAATAAACAAAGAGCTTTTCGATCTTGAGGACATGAAGAAAAACTATATGGATCGCTATCAAAAAGAGAGAAAGTGGGAAAGAGCCTTTGAACTGATTCGCAAAAGGGATCAGATTTTGGGCCAACCCTAAAAAGACCGGATGAAGGAAAACATCCCAAAAAACCAATTTTATATAATATGAAAATTTCATGTTGAAAGGGGGTGAAAAAAGATGAATGCTATTGATGAAGCTCTATCACAAATTAAAGAGCAAATGATGAAAGCAGCGGAAACGACTGCGACCTATACGTTCTCGCCAACTACGAGATCTATTTTCTCACCGGAAAATTTAGATGAGAAAATCAAATTCTTGGTACCCATCGATACCCCGCTAAGGAATCGTTTTCCCAGAGTACGGGGTAAGGGACAAGTGGCAGAATGGAAAGTCATGACTTCAGCAATTCACTCAAAGTCCCATCCGTCTGGAAATGTTGCAGCGGGAACGGGAACTGCTGTTGCTTTTGCTGATGCTGCTGCTCCAGGTGAAACTACTCAGACTTATGCAAGGGTTGCCGCTCCTTACAAATTGCTAGGACGGAAACTGGAAGTCGGTGGTTTAGCCTTGGCTGCCTCCAAGAATCGTAATGGAGAGCCAGACATGCAACAGGATCGTGAAAGAATCAAGATGTATGAAGTTATGTTGGGCGAAGAAGAGTTGTTACTTGCAGGTGATATAAGTAACTCTGCTTATGAATTTGATGGTTTATACCATCAGATTACGACCAACTCAGGTAACTCAACCTTCCTGACTGCATCCGGTGTAGGTAGTTACTGCCAGACGCTTTATGCGGTTGGTGGAGATCCTACTTTGCTTTTGGCCTCTGCACGACAGTTGCAAGCCTTAGCTGACGATCTATCCTCGTCTGGTTCAATCCAGCACAGGGTAATCACCAGAGAAGAAGTGGCAGGTATAACAGGTGGTTTTGCGTTGGCTAGACTGATAAATCCAGTGACCCAATCCATAATTGATGTTAAACCGAGCCGTTTCGTAGGGTATGGTGGATTGCTCTTAACCGAGAAGTCTCCAGCCGGAGAAAACTGGATCGAAGTGGACGAATTAATTCCTATGTCTAGGGTTGACGTTCCTTCGGCTAATTTCTCTTACACAAGCTTTATTTTGGAAGCTATGGTTATTAAAATAATCGGAGAAAATTTCCAGATGAAGTTTAACTGCGGAGTTTAATCCGTAGGATAGGTATTTTTTGTACTCCCCGATCTCGTAACAAAAGGGGTCGGGGAGACAAAAAAGTTTATAAAAGTTGAACGAATGATAATAAAGACTATAATTATAGATATGATCAAAACGGACATTTTAAACAGATTGGGGGCGAATTGACATGGCTTCAGATAAAAATTATGCAACTATAGATGACCTGTCTAACCTATTACTTGTAGATGTGGATTCCACTTTTAAAGCTCAGGTCGAAAAGTGGATCTCGGCGGCTGAAATATATGCTGAAGGTTTTACGGGTTTTACAACGGTTTCCGGATTCTGGAATGAAGCTATAACTGGAGAATTATTGGAATCCAGAGTAGATGGGGATGGTAATTTGGTAATCTATCCTCGAAAGCGACCAGTAAACTCAGTGTCTAAAATAGAACTGTGGAAAGGATCAGACTCTATGACTCTTTCCCTGACTGACGGTGCCAATACAAGGTATATCATTCCTGCACAAAATAACTGTATCATTTACCCCAATCACGAACTGACAATATCTTCGTCTTCATATTCGATTAACAATTTTTACAATATCAAGTATTCCCGTTGGTATACCAAAGTGGATTATATTGCCGGATATTCAACCATTCCGAAAGATATAACCATGGCAGTCACCTTGATAGCCTCGGATTACTTCATGCGACATGCTAACAAAGAGGGGTTGGTTTCGATGACCCAGGGGAGAATTAGTAAAAGGTGGTCTGAAAGAAAAGATGGTAAATCGGATTTGGTAGTTCAGGCAGAAGATATATTATTAGGTTACAAAATTGCATCGGGATATTTTTAAAATAAAATGAGTCTTTTACTGGATCGTGTAGTTGATGTTTACAGGCTTAGGAAAGACGTTACAAACGCCAATAAAGAGTCTTATACTTTATATACTCCCTTAAGCCCAACAGCCATGAACTGGCAACCGGGAACCACAGAAGATTCGGTAGTTGCAGGTGGAGTTTTTGGCCAAGCTTATGTAGGATTTACGACAGTATCTGGAATATTAGAGGGAGATAAGTTAATAACCAGAGTTACAAATGAGGTCATGATAGTAAGAGGCAAGCAAAATTGGATGAGTCCTGACAATTTGCCGCACATAGAGTTATTATTAACAGAGTTTGAGACTAGCGAATAATATGATATCTATAAGATTAGATGGAGACAAAAAAACAAAAAATAAACTTAATGCAGTTATTAGTGGATTATCCAAGACGGTTATGGAAACTTTAGACAAAGTTGCGTATGATACGCAAGCCCATATGAAAAGTGAAGCCCCATATCATACAGGTGCTTTAGCTAGAAGCATAACCGTCACTTCTTTGTCAACTTTTTCAAGGATGATTGAACCTAAAGCAACAAATTTTGGTCCTAATAAAAACAAATATGCCAACCCTATTGAGTCGGGATGGGGTACAATTGGTGCTTTTCCTAATGTAACCAGTATTTCATTATATTATGGTGTGGATATGAAAATGGCTTTTGCAATAGCGGCAGGTATTGCAAGTAAAACATATCCTGCTAATCCATTTGTAAAAAGGACTTATGAATGGTTAAAATCCAAATTAGACGATTACAGCAGTCAATGTGCAACTAAGATAACTGCTATTTATAAATCAAGTTAATATGAGTATAGTAAACATTAAGACCCAACTTCTAGCCTCCCTGAACGCCATGGGATCGCTTAAGGCGGCCTTTGGTTATGAAACAGGCAATCCAGATGGTAAATATCCATTTGCGGCTATTACTTTAAAGGATGGGTCTGGAGAATTTGCTTCAACTGCTCATAATCTAAGAAGGCATGGATTTTGGATCAGGGTGTATCAGGAACAATCAAAAGAAGGCCAAGGTGTTGCACAGGCTGAAACCATATCCATTGCTGTATTAGACGAACTTCTTACCCACCTGGATTTGAATACAACTCTTTCTGGTGTTTGCAAATATACTAAACCAGCATATTATAATACTGACTACATTGACAGAGAATTGGATACGAGGATTCTCGAAATCCAAATCGATGCATTTGAAATTACAAATACTTAAATATGAAAAAAAATATGATTGGAGGTGAGTAAAATAGCAGATTCAAATATACAAATACAAAGAACAGGATCTTTGGGTCTTGGAGTAGAGTCTACAGCAGGGCAAGCCAATACTACTGCTGCCGTATATTTCCCTTTTACTGAAAATTCTATGCGGGGTCATCATACTCCGATTGAAAATATTTCCTCGAAAATTTCGAGAATAATGGATACGGATTCAGTGGTAGGAAAAAGATGGGCAGAAGGTGATGTCAAAATTCTGGCTGATGTAGTTAATTCCGGTTATCTATGGAAATTAGCTCTGGGCACAGAATTGTATGTAGCTGGTACTCCCAATAGCCATACATTTTATGCCACAGTTTCAGGTAACACACCATTAACGGCAACATTAATTAACACTAGAGGCAGCACAGATGTTGAACAATATACTTATGCAGCCATTAATGAATTAGGTTTCACAGTGTCTGACGGTTTAGCTGAAATAAGTGCATCTTTCCAGTCACAGTTTCCAACTACTGGAGCTGCACAGTCACTTCCTACAACCACATCCGGCACCATACTGGCTTTCAAAGACTACTTTGTTCAGTTTGGAAATACTCTGACAGTAGCAAATACTGCTACATCTGTACCGTTAAGTGAATTTTCACTGACGATTGCCAATAATCTGGAAACAATTCACAGATCCGGTTTAGCCGATGTTTCTGCAATCAGAAGCAAGGGTTTGAAAGTCACGGGAAGTTACAAATTGTTCTTCGACAGTACAACTGATAGGGATGCCTATTACCAGTTAACTAAGAGGGCAATGATTGTGACTTTCTCAGGTATTAACAATGAATCATTAAGATTCAGAATCCCAAGATTCAGAATTAATGAGGCTGATATTTCTACCGGCCTGGATGATTTCTATGCTATTACTGCTAACTTTGTAGCCGAAGACTATGTTGATAGTGGGGCTAGATTGTTAGATGTCAGATTGCAAAATGGTAAAGCGGCATCATACACTTAATTAATAAATTAATAAATAAAGAAAGGAGGTGTGCATAATGCCTGATTTTATAAATGTATTTGATCCCCAAATATTGGGGGAAGTAATTCTTGAGGTTCCTTGGATTAAAGGTTCTAAGGTTACATTCTTGGGAGATGTCCCAGGTGCTTATAGTGAACAATTCACTGAAAAAGTCAAAGAGATAGGAGATATAGAAGCTGGTTATTGGTCAATAACAAAGATTATAACCGATTGGAATTTTGGAGATTCCGATGGAAAACGTCTTGATATTTCTGTGGAAAACTTTAAAAAACTCCCTGGGCGGTTACAGAAATGGCTTTTCAAAAATGGTACGGAAGCTATTTATGGTGACAAGGAAGAAAAAAAAGAATTGCCCGCCAGTTAATAGGGGCATTATCAACTGAGGGGCGGGCTTTTCCTGAAGAATACGCCCAAATGAAATTTTGTGAGAGATTTAATATCTCCCCATTGGAATATGCCCGTATGCCATTAAAAAAGATCTCATTATGGACACAAATGACAACTATAGAAAGTAGTGTTATAAATAAGATGGAAGGTATTAAATTTAAAAAATAATATGGCCACTTTTGGTACAAGTAGCGGATCAAGTAATGTAGTTATTGTTGTTGAAGCCCAAAATACTGCCGGGACAGTTGCAAAATTAGAAACCGTTAATACTGCGTTAGATAAAGTATCAAACACAACCAAAAAGGCGGCAAGCAGTTTCTCTCAGTCGAGTTCTTCTATTGCAAAAAGTGCAGCGGTTTTTACCACAACCTTTTTGGGGGTGGGATCAGCTATATATGCAATGGCAAATTTTACAAGGGAAGCTATTGGAATGGCCACAACCTATCAAACAAAACTTATTGGTTTAAATATCCAGGCCAACAATTTAGGAATATCAAGTAAAGAAGTCAATGCAGCAATACAGAGTTTAACAAAAGACGGATTTTTGACACAACTGGATGCTGTAGAAAATCTTGCTTATATGTTTAATGGGTATGTCCAATCTGTACCACAAGCCCTATCTATAATGCAGGATCTCCAAAATTTAGCTGCGGCTGGTGGTGAGAGTATGTATTCTTACGGAGAAAAAGTAAGAGGACTTTCTGAATCATTTTTAACCTTAATGAGTAGAATTGGTGATAAAAGAGGTTTAGCAGAAAACTGGAATCGTATTATTGAGGTGGGGGAGCAAGTTACTAAGAAACGATATGAAGCAGAAGGATTAATGGGACAAAGATTGATTTTGACAGCAGGTTTACATGCTGTAGCACAAAGAGCTACCGGAGCATATGATCAAATGCAACAAAGTAATATTGGTACCATTAATAAAGCAAGAGCTGGCTTTTCTGCATTACAGTTAACTTTAGGAAATGCTTTAATGCCCGCTATTGTTATGTTAGCAGGTGCATTTAATACATCTACCGCTTCCGGCACATTCTTTACTGCAATGATAAAGGTAGTGGGATCAATAGCTTTAGTTGCAGCCTCAGCAGTAAATGTTTTGGGTACAGCCATTGGTAATACTTTAAGTCAGGTAGAAACATTTGTAATGAAAGGTCCAGAAGCTGCTCTACAACAAGTTGCACAACAAAGTGGAGATGTGAACAAAATACTTACCGAGATGGGTGAATCAATGAGAAATTTGTGGGCTGGAACAGGTCCTGCCTGGTCAGACATGTTCGGCAAAGCAGATTTAGGTTTTTTAAACGATGTTCCGGCACAGGCAGCTAAAGCCGCCAAGAAAGCCGCAGAAGATATGAAGAAAGAGATGGATGAGTATGCGAGATCTGTTGAAAAGAGGGACCGTGATTACAAAAGAAGTTTAGCGGAATTAATCTGGGCACATCAGGATAAAAGAGACAGTCTTATTAAAGATCTTGATAAAGAAAATGCTGCTTACAAAAAATCTAACGAAGAAAGATTAGCAGATTACAATAAAACTTTATCTGAGATGAATACCAGTCACGAAAGAAAAGTTAGAGACAACAATCAGGATATAATTGATGAAAATGATGATTATGCAAATAAAATAAGGGATGTCGAAGAAGAAATCGCCAGAGAAAGGGCCAAGGGAATTTATTTATATGGAATTTGGAATAGTGCAGCCAGTTCAGACAGAATATATGAGTTGCAACAGGAGATGGATGATGCCACCAAAGAACACCAGAAAAGATTAGCAGCATTACAAATAGAATTATCTGATGAAAATGAGGATTATAAAACAGCTTTAGAAGAGAAAAAGGCGATTTTTCAGGAAGAAACATTGGCTGCACAAACAGAACACGATACCAGAATTGCAGACTTACAAGCTGAATTGAATACTGAAAACCAAATTTTGGCTCAACACAATGTAGAAGTAGCAGGAATAAAAGATATGCAAAAACAGGATGATATTGCCAGGCTTATATCTCAACACGCTGAAGAGGTGGCTGAAGACATAAGATCTCACAATGAAAGACTTGAGGGTATTAAAAAAGCTGCTCTGGAAGGTGGTACGGCATATGGTGGTGGTATAAAAACGGCTGCTCAAACTGGGTTCAATGATTTGAAGGCGGTAATTGATGATGCAACAAAAAGCGGAGCTATAAAAATGGGAATTGGAGGAAGCGATGCCGGTAAAAGTTGGGTTTCGGGTATGTGGGATGGTATAAAAAATCAATTTCAAGCCATGAAGAGAAATGCT